GTCCTTTGCGAGGCAAAATTCTAGACTTTCGACCCGCCCTCCCCTCCTTGCAAAATTTTACGGCAGACTCTCCACCTTGCGGCCGGCCAACTGCTCCGGCGTGCATTGATCGACGGGAATGGCGAACAGTTTCCTGCCACTCGTTTCGTCCGTTCCGATGGCGAACAGCTTCTGGTCGGCGCTGCACTCGGGGCCGCGCAACCACACGAACGATACGGCGTCAGCGGGCGCCTCGGCCTCGACGTGCTCGACGGGCTTGCCGGCCGGCGACTCGGTGGTCGGCCGGGCTTCCTTGGCGAGGGCGCTGGCGATCGGCGCGGGCACCCACACGGTTTGCACCTGGGCGCCAGGTGGCAGGATAAGCACCGAGATATCGGAACCGGCCATCTGCTGCTCAATGTCCGCTTTCAGCGCGGCGCGCTGCTCGTCGGTGTAGTGTTGCGCTGTCGTGACGGCAATCAGTTGCGGCATGGTCTTGTCCTTTCGAGAGGATTGATTGGGGTCGGCGCCCGTTGCGGGCGGTAGCGTCTCACGACGTTGGTGGAAATGTGGGGTGTTGGTCCTGTGCGTTCCCGGTTGCGATCCTAGCCCACCTGTTGCAGCCTCACCCACGCACCAATCCTACCCATCCACCGGCCACCCGTCAAGCCCGATGCGTGGTTTGGGCCGATACACCTTGCCCTCGTCCGCTGCGGTCTTGGCCTTGTGGCACTCCCGGCATATGCACTGCAGGTTGCTCAGCGCGTCGGTCTGTGCGCGCGTCCACTTGCGCCGCGCCGCCTCGGCCTTGGGTACGATGTGGTCAACCTCTCGGCCCGCCGCCACCCGGCCCTCGCGCAAGCATGGTTGGCACAGGCCTTTGTCGCGCTCAATCACCCGCCGTCGGGTTCTTTCCCACTCCGCATCGTATCCGCGCGATTGTCTGCTTTCTGTCGGCCAAGCCATAAAAACCTCTTGCGTTGCATTACAACTCAAATGTATAGTTTTGTCTTTAACGGAGATTTTACAATGCAAACCTATACAACCCCCGCCGGCCACATCTTCCGATTTGTTAGCACCAAACCCTACACGCGCAAAGATGGTACGCAAACCACATTGGCGGTGTGGGCGTCGAAATGCCGCCACCCCGGCTGCACCAAGCAATTCGAGGTTACTGTGCCGGCTTCCGCACCGCCGGAGAACTGCGCCGCCTTTGGGGCCGCCCACTGCGCCGAACATAAACTGACCAGGGCCGAAACCACCAAGCGCTGGGTGGACGCATGCACCAAAACGAATACAAAGGCCACACCAGAAGTCCTGTCTGTCATCACCGCCGCGTACGAAGGCGGGGCTAGCCCCCAAGACATTGCCCTACTTGTTCCGGTTGGTGTCACCCGCATATACCAACTTGTAAAAATTCACAAATTAAAAAGAAAGCCCACAAAATAGCCCACACTCATGGTACACACCACAGAGGGGTATATGGAATATACCCCTACTGTAAGTGTGTACCTATTCATGGTCTGTGTCGGTACACGTGTGGGACACGTGTGTACCACGTGTGTACTGCTGTGTACCATGTTTGTGCAAAGTATTTCACGATAATTTGACTACAAAGCCATCATCAACAAGTAAATTTTTACGAGCAAGGGATTCTATTGCGCGTTTAACAACTTCTTTGCGGCGGTCTTTCTTACCAGATTCCGGGTCGAAGTCGAGCAACGCCGCCGCGCCTTCGACCAAAGCCACCAGGGGGGTGCCGGTGTCGTCGAGGTCGGCCGATGTGTTAAGGAAGTTATAAACGGCCTTCTCCACGTCCCCTTTTGGTTCTTCCTTGCGCTCGGCCTTATGGACTGCATCGCGGGCTTCTACCACGCAAGAGGTGATGGTATAGCCGTCCTCGTCCTGGCCCAAGGCCACCTCGCCCAATCGGAAAGCGTATTCCTTGTTGTCCTCGCCGTCCTTCATCTTGGTGATGGTGGCGGCGCGGTAATCGCGCGTCTGCACCACTTCGATCTCAACGTCGGCCGCGGCGCGCAGTGCCCCGCTGCCGCGCGCCCCCTTGCTGGCGTCCTTGCCGCTGTGGTGGATTAGCACCACCAGCGCTCCGGTGACGCGGTGCAGGACATCGCAGTACGCCACAGCGTCGCCGGTGTCCTTGGCGTCGTTCTCGTTGGCGCCGGCCATCACCCGGGCGTAGGTATCGACCACGATAACGGAAATGGGCCCCACCAGTTTAAGGGCGTCTAGCAGCGCTTTGCGGTGCAGCTTATCCACGAAGTTCGGGGCGTCCGGGATCACCAGCACGTCCAGATCCTCCGGGGCCAAGCCGTGATACTCGCAGTAGGCCTCCACCCGATTGCGGAAGCCGCCCGCGCCCTCCGCAACGATGTACACCACCCGGCCCTTGGCGACCTTGACCCCGCGCCAATCCGCGCCACGCGCCACGCAAGCGGCCATGTCGAAGGTAAAGAACGTCTTGCCAGATCCGCTGGCGCCGTAAATGACAGCCAGGCCCGCGCGCGGCAGCACCCCCTTGATGATCCAGTCGGGGCGCGGGCGGCGCAAGAACTGCGCCACCGGCATCGGCGTAAAGCGCGGCGCCTTCGCGGGTTTGGCGGGTGCCGATGCCGCGGGGTCGCCGAGCAGATCGGTGCAATCGTCCCCCAGGTCCTCGAAGTCGTCTGCGCTGGCCGCGCCGGACGGTTCTCCGCTGGTTCCAGTTTGCGCGGGGACGGCATCGGTGGTCGGTGCGGCGCCGAAATCCTCAAACTGGTCCAGGTCTAGCTGGCGCAGCTCGCCGGCGCGCGCGGTGCCCTTGTTGCAGTGGTCTTTCCACAGGTAGCGCAGCGCCTTGTCGTAATCCTGCCGCCGGTGGTCCAGCGCCACCTCCATAGCGTGCTCGTTGCCCTCCAGGATCGATAAGATCACCTGTGGTTCCAGGCCGGCCTGCGCCAGCGCGATCGAGGTGGCGAACAGCGCCTGTGAACGGTCGCGGCCGATGTCGGCGCCGGCGGCCAGGAAGTTGCGCGCGTGCGTCGGCAGGTCCAGGTCCTCGATGTCCGGCAGGTCGCTGGCGCCGAGCAGCGGCGGCAGGTGCAGGTCGACGATATCGGCCCCGCTGCCGGTCCGGCGCCAGCGCGCGGCCAGGTTGTCCATCACACCGGCCGGCGGCGCTGACACCACGGCCCGGCTGCCCGGCACCTTGGCCCCGGTGATGGTGACGAACCGGGCGTCGACACCGCCGTACACCTCGATACCGCGCTCGTGGTTCATCCAATCGCGGTCGACCGCGCCCTGCACCATCACGCGCAGGCCGTTGCCAGATGGCGAGAACTCGGTGTAGCTGTCCAGCTTGGCCACCACCTCGGCGGCCCAGGGCTGGATCTCGCCGCCCTTGACGCAGTGGTCGAGATCGATGGCCACCAGGCCGTGCGGCCCGGTCATCAGGTATCCGACGCCGGCGAACAGCTTCGGGTTTTGCAGGTAGGCGGCCATGGCCTGATCGAACGTGCCCCAGCCCTGGGTGGACTTGTTCGACAGGCCGCGCTTCGGCTGGCGCGCGTGGTGCGGCACCTTCTCGTATTTCTGCTTCTTGCTGTTCCAGACCGCGCGCCACGGCGCCCACCTGGGGGTGGACATCATGCTGGCGGGGATGCCGTCGACGTTGACGGGCAGAAGAGCGGGGCGGGGTGGCATGATGGCGCTCATGCTACGTCACCCAGCAGGTCGCCGAACTCTTCCAGGTAGGCCCGCCGCTCGGCAATATCCGCGTGCTCGTCCAGCAGCTCGATCCCGGTCACGTCAAAGCCCTCCTGCAGGCCGGCCACGATCGTGCTGCCGCTGCCCAGGAAAGGGTCCAGCGCACGGCCACCCGGCGGCGTCACTAGGCGCAACAGGTAGCGCAGCAGCGCCAGCGGCTTGACGGTTGGGTGGGTGTTGCCAGGGCCGCGATCCGCCTTGCTGGCCTTGGCGCAGTAGAAGAACCGAGCAGCGCTCGTATCGGGGTCAATACGTGGCTCAATGCCTACTTCGCCCGGCGACACAGCACCGTACAGCGCACCTTGCTGGCGCTCGGCCGTGGCGCCCTGCTGACCCTTCGCATCCGGGAAAGCCGCCAGCACCTCGTCGCCGCCGTCGTGGATCAGGTTGGCGGGCCATCGGCCAGTGACTGTAACCTCATCACCAGCCTTACCTGCTCGGTGCTCCGGGACGCGAATCATCGCAGCACTAGCGCTGGTTCCTTTAGGCTCATAGGAGCGCTGCTCACTCCCAACCCTGCACCCGTCAATATTCAGCGCCCCCGTACCATGCGCCAGAACGTTCGCCGCCACGGTGCCCTGGAGCGGCTTGCGCGCCACGCAGATCGGCTCGTGTGCCGGTTTCAGCGCAGTGCCCCAACCATCCCACTGGCGGGCGGCGTCGGTGGCTGGGGCGGTAATGTCGATCTGTTTCGATTGATTAAGGGTGTCGCTAAATTCGTTGTTTCCACCGCTTCGCCCACCTTGGCTTTCGCGCTGGCCGATTACCTCACGCTCAGCGCCGGCCGCCTTGTCGATCGCCTTGCTCACATCCAGCGACTTGGGGAAGCCCGACCCGTAAACCCACATGATCTGGTCGCGGATCTCGAAACCGGCATCCTCGATAGCGCATGTCATGCGGTGATAGGTGCGGCTGCCGCTGAAGGCCAGGAGGTGGCCGCCGGGCTTGAGCACGCGCAGCGCCTCGCGCCACATTTCGACGTTGTAGGCGATGCCGCTGGCGTCCCAGGACTTGCCCATGAAGCCGAGTTCATATGGCGGATCGGTCACGATGCTGTCGAAGGAATTGTCAGGCATTTGACGCATGGCGGCCAGGCAGCCGCCGCGAAGGATAGTATAAGGCATTCTTATTTCCTAAAAGAAAAAGCCCACAGGATTGCACGCTGACCGCCAAGTCCCGGACCAATCCCGGCGCGTGCTCTCCTGTGGGCTTACTGGTTATTGACTTGGCCCGACCATTGTAGGCTAAGTCCGACCGATATAACAAGCTATTTCGTAACGTCTTCCACCGCAGCGCAGGGCCCAGGGTGCCCGGCGCCACGCGTGCAGCGCCAGCCGGGAGGGGGAATCTGGCAAGCCGGACGCGACATTCCGACTATTTTCGCGCCAGTACGCGCCGCCTCATCTACCGTAGCCTGTGCCGCGGGAACGTCATCGGCACGCTGCACGAGCATATCCATGCGGCGGCGCAAATCGGCGTCAGCGCGGGCCTTCACACCATCGTCAGCCGCCTCCAGCATTTCCAGCACCTTGCGCGGGCGCACCAGCGCCAGCAGGGCGAAGGCGATCATCAGGCCGAAGAGTTTGAGGCGGATCATTTGGCACCGCCTTTCGACGCCACGGCGCCGCTGACGTTCTTGCCGGCCCGTCCTAGCAGTTTGCCGGTGCGGCTGAACGGATGGCGGCCCGAGTCGGCGCTTTCGGGCAGGGTCAGAATATCTACGGCCAGCGCAACCGGCGAAACGGTGACCGCAACAGCGGCTTTCAAAAGTTTCTTGAGCATAATTATCTCCAGTTAAGTTTAAAACGCGACGCTTTCACGTCGGGATGGATGCGGCCGGCGCAGATATCGCGCACGGTGCCGGCATCCAGCACCGTGCTGTAGCGCCGCACCACGTCGATCTGCGACATCAAGCCGATTTCGTAGTCGTAACGGATGGCCGCCACCAGCCTGGGCGGCGTCGTTTGCGGGCGGGGCGCCGGCTGTACGAAGCGGGGGATTATCAGACCGCGCGGTGGTTCGGCACCGTCGTGGTGCTTGATGGCGCTGCGCTCAATGCGCAAGGCCTCGCCGTCATCGATCATAGCCGCACCATATAGTCAAAATCCCAGTCTGCCGGGGTGCCGAGCAGCCCAGCCTTGGACGGGTGCGGATCGAACACGATAGCCCCGTACCGGCCCACCACAGCGTGCAGCAGACCGCCGCCGCGCGGGGAGGGGCCGCCGATAACGTGGTAGCCATCCAGATCCGCCGCTAGATCAGGGAGGTGGGCGGTAAAGCCGCAAAGGTAGTCCCAGCCGCGGCTTTCTGCGAAGGGCATTACGTTTTCCCAAAACTGCTGCGGGTCGCCGCTCGCATCGCGCAAGAAATGAGGAACCTGGGCGATCGGCATATCGAGCAATGAAGCGACGCAGGCCCTCATGCAGTCGCCGTATTGCTTGCCCTCGATATTGACGAATTCCTGATCCTGCGGGGTCACAGCGCCACCCCACTATCAATAGCCGACTGCAGGCGCGGGTCCACCAGCTCGCGGCGCGGCACGCCGGTGTGCATCTCGATGTCGCGTACGCGCTTGAGCGGCGCAAAGCCTTGCTTCAGCCACAGGTTGACGTTCTGCTGGGTGGTGCCCAGCTTGCGCGCCAACTCGGTGGCGCCGCCGGCCAGCTTCGCCGCGCGCAGCACGGCGCTGTCCGGGTGAACATCGGCGCGGCGCAGCGCGTCGACAGACAACCAATTGCTGATCGTGTTCTGCGAGACGCCGATGCGCGCAGCCAGTTCTTTCTGGCCGCCCACGTGCTTGATGGCGCGCAACAGGCCGGAGTCCTCGGCGTAGTCGCGGTATTGCTTTTTGTTCATGGCTTGATTCCTTTCGAGTTGTGATATCGGTAGTATGTGGCAAATGCGCCGATAACACAAGCTAAAAATTTTTCGCACAAAAATACTTGCAACAAGTTTTTGTTTGTGTAATAGTTCAACCCGTAGCACCGAACCAATCAACCAAAAGGACCTAAAATGAGTATCGACAAATCCCTGGAGCAGTTCCTCGCCACCCAAACCCGCATTGCCGACGCGCTGGAAGCCATCGCCGCAACCGCAAATAACACGACGGCCAGCGGCGCCGTCCTCGCTATCGACACCGCCCCGCCAGCCACCAAGCCGACCACTGCCAAGGACGCCATCGCCGACGCCAAGGCCCGCGCCGCCGCGGACAAGAAGGCCCAGGAGGAAGCCGCCCGCGTCGCCAAGGATCTGGAAGAGCAGGAAGCCGCCGAGCAGGCCGCGTTGCTGGACGGTGGCGGCGCGGCCGAGGAAGAAAAGGTGCTGGACTTCCAGAAGGATATCGGCCCGGCGTTCCTGGCGTTCACCAAGGCCCAGGGCCGCGACGCCGCCGTCGAACTGCTGGGCAAGTTCGGCGCCAAGAACGCGGCCGGCGTGAAGAAGGAAGATTACGCCAAGTTCTACGCGGCGCTGACGGCCTAAGCCATGGCAGCCAAATTACACCCGTTGATCGGCCCGGACGAGCGCGAGAAGCTGGCGGCGCTGGCCGCTGGTGAAATCTCGCTTGACGTACCGAAAGCGGCCCACGCAAAACTTTCGCCCAGCAGCGCGCACCGCTGGATGGCGTGCGCCGGCTCGCTGGCGATGGAGGCGCCGCTGCCCGACAAGGGTAGCGACTTCGCCGCCGAGGGCACGCTGGCGCACGACTTGGCGGCGCGCTGCCTCACCGGCGAGCACGACGCGGCTTTCTTCGTCGGCCCCAACTACGAGTACGAAGACCACGGCGAAACGAAGACCGCCGAGATCACCGCCGATATGGCGCGCGACGTGCAGAAGTACGTCAACCACGTCCGGCAGTATGCGGACGGCGGCGAGCTGCACGTCGAGCAACGGCTGCCATTCTTTGTCGGCGAGATCCCCGACCAGTTCGGCACCAGCGATGCGGTGATCGTGCAGGCCGACCAGCGCGAGCTGATCGTCATGGACCTGAAGTTCGGGCGCGGCGTGCAGGTCGATGCCGAGCGGAACGAGCAGCTGATGCTCTACGCCATCGGCGCGCTGGACGAGTTCGGGCTGCTGTACGAGTTCGATACCGTGCTGCTGGTGATCGACCAGCCGCGCCTAGACCACCTGTCCGAGTGGCGGGTGTCGGTGGACGAGCTGCGCGAGTTCGAGCAGCGAGCGCTGATCAAAGCGAAAATGGCTTTGAAAAAGGTCGGCGGCGAGCGCACGCCAGACCAGCTTATGCTCGATGGTGCGCTGACACCCGGCGAAGACCAGTGCCGTTTCTGCAAGGCGAAGGGCAGCTGCCCGGCACTGCGCGACAAGGTGTTGTCTGCGATCTACGACGACTTTATGTCGCTTGAGTTGGAAGGTAAGCAGGTACTTGAGCATCTGATCGAACTTGGCAAGGGCGAGGTGGCCGTGTCGATCAGCGACGCCGAGAAAGTGCTGGCAGCGGCCTACGGCGTGGCGCCGAAGGCGGTGGACTTCGTAGAGCACCAGGAGACGGAAAGCCTCTTCGTACCTGAGCACTTCATCGTCAAGAAACCAACCCTTCGCCCCGTGCTCGATGGCGCCGAGCAGCGCGCCGCCGCGCTGGAAGACCAGCACCTGGCCGTCTGCATGGACAGCTTGGATCTGGTGGAGGGCTGGTGCAAGGCGGTGCGCGCCGAGGTCGAGCGCCGTTTGCTGGCAGGCAGCACCGTGCCCGGCTACAAGCTGGTGCAGGGCAAACAGGGCAACCGCCAGTGGACGGCCGAGGACGATGCGCGCGTCGCGCTGAAATCCTTCCGCTTGAAGGTGGAGGAAATGCACGACCTGTCGCTGATCAGCCCGACCACGGCCGAGAAGCTGCGCGATGCCGGCCGCATTGGCGAGCGCCAGTGGAAGAAGCTGGAGGCGATCATCACCCGCAGCGACGGCAAGCCGTCCGTGGCGCCAGCCAGTGACAAGCGGCCAGCACTGCCGCCGAAGTTCAACACCGATGATTTTGACCCGGTAGACGCCGACGATTGCTCGGATCTGCTTTAATTGAAGTACAACCCATAGAGGAAATTATGAAATTCAAATTGCAAAACGTCCGCGCCGCATTCCTGCAGGTATTCACCGCCAAGGCCGTCAACGGCGAGGGCGACCCGGCCTTCGGCTGCTCGTTCCTGCTGGGCCCGAAAGACCCCCAGGTAAAAGCGCTCGAAGCCGCGTGCATGCAGGTGGCCAAGGAAAAGTGGGGCGCCAAGGCCGACCAGGTGTTTAAGCAGATGAAGGCCGGCGACAAGCTGTGCCTGCATGACGGCGACACCAAGGCCCAGTACGAGGGCTTCGAGGGCATGATGTTCGTGTCCACCCGCACCAAAACCCGCCCGCTGACGCTGAACCGCGACAAGACCCCGGTGACGGAGAGCGACGGCGTGCTGTACAGCGGTTGCTACGTCAATGCGTCGATCGAGCTGTGGGCGCAGGATAACCAGTTCGGCAAGCGCATCAACGCCCAGCTGGGCGGTGTGCAGTTTGTCCGCGACGGCGACGCGTTCTCGGGTGGCGGCAGCGCGGCCGACGAGGACGACTTCGACGACCTGGGCGAAGGTGCCGACGCGGACGACGATCTGCTGGGTGATTGATTAACCATGCCCGGCTGCGGCCGGGCGTTTTCTGGAGACTAGGATGCAAGTTACGATCAACATGTCGCACCTGAAGGCGGCGTACCAATTCACCGCAGACGCTGACATCCGGTATTACCTGCGCGGGGTCTTCGCAGAGGTGCGCGCCACCGAGACGCGTCTGGTAGCCACTGACGGCAATATTGCCGGTGTGCTGCGCGACGTATGCGTGCTGGGCGACCAGGACGTGCTGCCGGACGTCATTATCCCGAACGACACGGTGAAGCTGGCGCTGAAGCTGGCGCTGACACTGAAGACGCAAACGCTCTCACTGGCCCTGATCGACGGCAAGTGGTCGCTGGGAGGCATTGCCTTCACCCCGGTGGATGGTATTTTCCCGCCCTACCGTAGAATCATCCCGCGCCAGCATAGCGGCGAGGCGGCGCAGTTCAACGTCGAGTTTCTGGGGCGCTTCCTGAAGGCCGCCAAAGCGCTCGGCGTCAAGAGCCAGCCTATCATCCGCCACAACGGCGACGGCGGTGCGCAAGTCCAGTTCTACGGCCGGGATGACGAATTCGTCGGCGTTATCATGCCGCTGCGGGCGTTCAGCGAGAAGCACCCGGATACTGGCCTGGTGCAGTGGGGCCATGAGCACGTATAGCGTAAGGTGCCGCAACTCGCAGTGCCGCCACCGCCGCGTCTCCAGCACCCACCCGGACGACTACAAGGTGGTGCCGCGCTGCCCGGTGTGCGGCAACCGCAAGGGGTGGCGGATCGAGGGCCGGCAGTACAACAAGCGCGGGCTGTGCCACTGCAACGGGCCGGATATGGTCAGCGGCAAGCACTTCCCGCACCGCGTCACCCACCCGCTGTGCGACCAGCACCCGCACGGCTTTTACAACCAGGCGCGCGCCCAGGGCGTTGCGCACGACGACATACCGAAGGAGTATTGGCCGTGTGGAAAGTAGGAATGAAAGTTAAACATGCCCATTGCGGGAAAAAGGGGCGCGTCGTCGCTATTGCGTATTTTGTTGAGGGCCGCCCATCCTTGCGCGTAAAGTTTAAAGGCCTCCCGGCCGCATGGTTTTGGCCGGGGATGCTAAATGCAAAAGCGTAAAGCCGGATCGTTCGGCGCCCGCGCCTGCCGCGCGCTGCGGGTCCGGCTGCTCACCCACGGCCGCGAGTCGCTGCCGCCGTCCTTCGCCGCGTCGAACTGGATTGTGCAGCGCATCCTGGCGACGCCGGTGTGGGCCGACTTCGACGAGATCCGCAAGGTGTACGCCCAGGCCGAGCGCTTGAGCATCGCCACCGGCGTGCTGCACAACGTCGATCACGTCATACCGTTGAACCACCCGCGCGTGTGCGGCTTGCACGTCGCGGCGAACTTGCGGGCCATACCCGCGAAACCGAATATGTCGAAATCTAACCACTGGTGCCCGGAGCAACTGGAGCTGTTCACGGTGCCCGAACAATTGAGGTTGCTGTGAGCGCCTACTACAACGAGATTGACCCCTACGCAGCGGAGTGGCTGCAAAACCTGATCCTGCTGGGCGTCATCGCGCCCGGCGATGTTGACACAAGGAGTATTGTCGATGTTCGACCCGATGACCTGCGCGGATACACCCAATGCCACTTCTTCGCCGGAATCGGCGTGTGGTCCTACGCTTTACGACTTGCTGGTTGGTCCGACGATCGAGCTATCTGGACAGCCAGTTGCCCGTGCCAGCCTTTCAGCGCGGCAGGTGCAGGAGGCGGGTTCGCTGACGAGCGGCACCTTTGGCCGTTCTTTCACCACCTCGTCGCAGAGTGCCGCCCTGCAGTCCTTGCTGGAGAGCAGGTTGCAAGCAAAGACGCGGACCCTTGGCTCGACCTTGTACAAGATGACCTGGAAGCCCTGGATTATGCCTTCGGGGCGGTCGCGTTCCCGTCTGCGGGCGTCGGTGCTCCGCACATCCGGGACCGAACTTACTGGACCGCACACCGGGTGGCCGACGCCGAAAGCGTGCGACGTCAAAGGCAACGTGTACGAACAGGCGGAGGACTGCCGGCGTTCGGAACTGCGGATATCGGCGGCGCTGGCGGGCTGGGTCACGCCCACCACCACCAGGGACTGGAAGGATTCGGGCGCGGACATCAAGCCCAGGGCGGACGGGTCGGAGCGGTTCGACCAGCTGCCGCGCCAGGCGAATCTGGCAGGCTGGCCGACACCCAGTGCGCACGAGTTCGCGGGCAATCCGGGAGTGAGCATAGCGCGCAAGCAGGCCCTCGGGATCGGCAACACGTGCACGATTCTGTCGCAGGTGGCGACCCTGTGCGGCCCGGCCCGACTAACGGTTTCTGGCGTGATGCTGACTGGCTCGGATGCCGGGATGGAAAGTGGCGGCCAGTTGAACCCGGCACATTCCCGCTGGCTCATGGGGCTGCCAGCCGAGTGGGACGCCTGCGCGCCTACGGCAACGCCATCAACGCGCAAGCGGCCAAAGCCTTCTGCGAAATCCTGATGGAGTGCGCACCATGACAAAGGTCTGGCTTGACGACGAAACTTTCTCCCCCACGCCGATCACCAACGGCACGCACCGCTACGCCGAGAAAGTCGAAATCCTGATCCGCGCGCTGGCGCTGGACGACGGCGATATCCTCGTGCGCGACCTGACACCGGGCGGCGCCGACTGGCTGCTGGCGGGTGATGACCTGCTGTCGGCGCCGGCCGATTACGTGGGCGAGATCGACGCGGCGCTGCACAGCAGCGATTGCGAGGTGTGGGCACATAATTCGCACTTCGACAGGACCGTCGAGCGCCACGCCGGTTTGAACATCGACCGCGCGCGCTGGCGCGACACGATGGTGCAGGCAATGGCCCACGGCCTGCCGGGCAAACTGGCCGAGCTGTGCGACGTGCTCAAGCTACCCACCGACCAGGCCAAGGACAAGGCCGGCAAAGCGCTGATCCAACTCTTTTGCAAACCTGTCCCCTTCAAGTTCCGCAAGCACGACGCGCTGCTGGAACCCAAGAAGGATTGGCAGGCGGCGAAGGCCGCCGCCGAAGCGCAGTGGGCCGGCCGCGCCACGCGCGAGACGCACCCGGCCGAGTGGCGCCAGTTCCTGCTGTACGCCGGCCGGGACATCGAGGCCACGCGCGCGGCCCACAAGAAAATGCCGATGTGGAATTACCGCGACGCCGAGCTGGCACTATGGCACCTCGACCAGCAGATCAACGACCGCGGCGTGTGCATTGACGTGGAACTGGCCGAGTGCGCGGTGAACGCCGTCGACGCCGCCCAGGTGGTGCTCAAGGAGCGCACCCAGGAGATGACCGGCTACAACCCGGAGACGGGCGAGGGCGTGGAGTCGGCCACCAAGCGCGACAAGCTGCTGGAATACCTGCTGATGGAGTACGGCGTGGACCTGCCCGATATGCAGAAGGCGACGCTGGAGCGGCGCATTGCCGACCCCGACCTGCCGGAGGGCTTGAAGGAACTGCTACGCGTCCGGTTGCAGGCTTCCACCACCAGCACCAGCAAGTATCGCACGCTGATCAAGGGGGTGTCGTCGGACGGCCGCCTGCGCGGGCTGCTGCAGTTCTGCGGCGCCAGTCGCACCGGGCGGTGGGCCGGTCGCTTATGGCAGCCGCAGAATCTTCCAAGGCCAACCCTCAAGCAGTCGGTGATCGACGCCGGTATCGAAGCGCTCAAGGCCGGCTGCGCTGATCTGATGTTCGAGAACGTCATGGAGCTGACCAGCAGCGCGATCCGGGGCTGTGTGGTGGCGCCGCCCGGCAAGCAACTGGTGGTGGCCGACTTGTCCAACATCGAGGGGCGGGTGCTGGCTTGGCTGGCCGGCGAGCGCTGGAAGCTTCGCGCGTTCGCCGCCTATGACGCGGGCACCGGCCACGACCTGTACGCGCTGGCCTATGCCAAGTCATTCGGCGTCTCGCCCGAATCGGTCATGGCCGACAAGAAGGCCGGCGGCAACCAGCGCCAGGTCGGCAAGGTGCAGGAGCTGGCACTGGGCTACGAGGGCGGCGTGGGGGCGTTTCTGACGTTCGCGGCGGCCTATAACATCGATCTGGAGGAACTGGCGCGCTCGGCCATCAAGTCGATCCCCGGCAACGTCATCGGCCAGGCAAAGATCATGCTGGAGTGGCACCGCAAGAAGTTCAAGCGCTGCCCGGCCGCCGCCTACGGCCTGTCCGAACAGGCGTGGCTGATGTGCGAGTCGTTCAAACTGGCATGGCGTGACGCGCACCCCAACGTGGTGCAGTTGTGGCGCGATCTGGACGCGGCGGTGCGCGCGGCAATCACCCAGCCCGGCAGCACCCACGAGGTCGGCTTCCTGCGCGTGCGCAAGGACGGCGCCTGGCTGCGGATCATCCTGCCATCGGGCCGGTGCCTGTGCTATCCCGGCGCGGCGCTGGTGCCGGAAAAGCAGCTGCGCGGCAAGAAGAAAGCCGAGTTGGAGCAGGCGCTGGCAGACGGCGGCGAGGTGGAGCAGGACAGCGGCCGCACGGTGATCACTTACATGGGCATCAACCAGTACAGCCGGAAGTGGGAACGGATCACAACATATGGCGGCAAATTGGCCGAGAACTGTCTGGCCGGCGGCACCGAAGTATTGACCCGCACCGGATGGCAGCCGATAGAGCAAGTACATAGCGGCCTTGAAGTTTGGGACGGCGAGGAATGGGTATCGCACGACGGTTGCGTTTATAAAGGTAATCAGGTAGTATTTCCAACTTACGGCGTCCACATGACGGCGGATCATTTAGTATTGACTACGGAGGGCTGGAAAGATGCATCATCGTGCGCGGGATTTGACAGGGCAGAAGTTAGGCTACCTGGAAGCCATCCGCTATATAGGCTCGGAGAACGGACGCCGATCTATGTGGGAGGTGAAGTGTATCTGCGGAACGACGAAGCCAATGGTGGCATCGGAGTTCGTGAAACAGCAGAAGCGCGGCATAGTGGCCTCTTGCGGGTGCATGCGGCGGGCAACGATCGGCGCGCGCAACACCACCCATGGCATGAGCAGCCATCCGGCCTTTGCGGTGTGGCGCAGCATGAACGATCGGTGCCACCTGCCGACGCACCAGGCGTACCACAACTACGGCGCGCGGGGCATCGCTGTGTGCAAGCGTTGGCGCGAATCGTTCGAGAACTTTTGGGCCGACATGGGGTCGACGTACCGCACCGGGGTATCGATCGAGCGCAAGAACAACGCGCGCGGCTACAGCCCGTCGAACTGCCGGTGGCAGTCGCGGCGACGGCAAGCGAACAACACCCGGCGCTCGCTGCTTATCGAAACACCAATGGGCAAGATCACGGCGGCGCAGGCGGCACGCCGGTACGGGATCGGGCTGTCGACGCTGTACTGGCGGCTGCACAACGGGTGGTCAGTGGCGCGCGCGTTGAACCTGTCTACGACCTCGTGAACTGCGGCCCGCGCAATCGCTTCGTGGTGCGCGGCAGCGACGGCCGCGCGCTGATCGTCCACAACTGCACCCAGGCCGTGGCCCGCGATGTGATGGCCGAGAACATGCCGGAGTGCGAGGTGCAGGGCTACGAGATCGTGCTGTCGGTCCACGACGAGCTGCTGACGGAGACCGACATCGATCTGGACCACGACGCGGACGGGCTGGCCGCGGTCCTCGCCACCGTGCCGCACTGGGCGCCGGGCCTGCCGCTGGCCGCCGCCGGGTTTGAGGCGCAGCGATACAAAAAAGATTGACACAAATTTTTACTTGTTATATAGTCTGTTCATGGGCGGCGCGTTGGGCGCTGCCCGAACCGGAGAAAACCATGCTTACCTGGCTGTTTGGTACGAAGGAACAAAAATGCGCCTTGCGCGGGCATCCCGATGCTGTAGAAAACAGCCGTCGTTTTGTTCCAGAGCATCCTAAAAACGACGCGGATTTCGCTGTGGTGGAGATCGCGTACGAGTGCCCGCACTGCCACGCGCTGTTTTCTAAGACCCGGCTTTCTTTCCGGGGCGGTGTGCTCGCTTTCTTGCATCGCGGACGAGATTAACTTTACAAAACTGGAGAATAAAATGGAAAAGAATATTGGTTACGCCCTGCTGATCACCGGTGTCCTGCTGGTCCTCTACGTGCTGGTCAGCAGCACCCGCAAGATGCGCAAGGCGCAGCGCGAACACGACCTGCTGCGCCAGAAAATCGCCGACAAACAGCGCGACGTGGAGGAAAGTATCAAGCGCGGCACCCGGATCGCGGACAAGGTAATCCCGCTGGGCGATCCGCGCCATCCGGCCAGCACCCGCCCGCCGCTGCGCCCGGTGGAAGAACGCGAAGCCGACATGCGCCGGCAGATGAAACGGGACGCGGATCTCGTGCTGCACCCCGACCTGCGCGGGCTTGAGCGAAAGATGGGCAAGCGCAAAGAATTCGCCGCGCCATACGGCCGCACACCAGCGCCAGCACCGCGCGCTGCCGAGCAGCGCCGCGACGACAGCAACGACAGCAGCGACTACCTGACCAACCCGGCTAATCCGCTGTATCAAACGGTCTACCAGACGCACTACGATAGCAGCCCGGCGCCGTCCTGCGATTCGTCGAGCAGCTACAGCAGTTCCGATAGCGGCTCGTCGTCCTGCAGTTCGGACAGCGGCAGCAGCTCGTCCTCGTGCGGCTGCGATTGACTACCTCTCGAAAGGAAACAGCATCATGAAAGCTTTCATCGATCAGCACGGCGTGCTGCGCGTCGCCGCCGACACCCCAACCGAAGCTTACGCCTTGCAAAAATGGGCCGAACAAAACATCATCACGGTGCAATGCAAACCGCGCGGGGCTTTCGCCCCCTCGCTGGAAGAACGCACCTTCGTAGATCCGGCCCACCTTATTATCGACGGCTCTTATTCGGCCGAGGTGCAGAAATGAAAAACGTCCTCTTACTCGGCGGCCCGGCTGCCGGCCAGCGCGTCGAAGTCCACGGCACCATAAACAACACGCACGTGGCCGACACCCTGTACCACATCACCCCGATGTGCTCGCACGGCGAGGTGCATTGGTTCGGCGTGCTGGACAAGGGCGCCGACCCGCTGGCGCTGCTGATCGCGGGGTACGGCGCTGCGCCAGCGCAGTTTGACCCGGCACTTATCGAAATCGCCGGCTACCACGACACCCGCGCCTGCGACCACCTGGCCAAGACTGGCAGTTTCGGTTATTTCGATGAACCCTGGGCCGTGCAACAAGCGCGCGAGCGGCTGCACCACTTGGGCTACGAACCATGAAAGCCCCCACCCGCGAATCGCAGATCGAGCAGCGCCTCGTCAAGCGCGTCAAGCAGGAAGGCGGCGGGGTGCGCAAGGTGAAGTGGATAGGTCGGAAGAACGCGCCGGATCGGCTGGTGATGCTGCCTGACCGCCACAGCGGCGGTATCGGCTACGTTGATAGCTGGCGCGATAACTGCACCATCTGGGTCGAACTGAAAGCCCCCGGCCTGGCCGCCACCTTCCCGAACAACGCGCACGAGCGCGCCCAGCACCGCGAGCACGAGCGCATGCGCAAGATGGGGCAGCGCGTCGTGGTGATCGATTCCTACGAACAAATTGAGGAACTGCTGAAATGAAAATCTCCGAACTGATAGCGCAGCTGGAGCACGCGCTCAAGCACGGCGACACCGAAGTGGTGATCTGCCGCCAGACCGGCGCCGACAGCTGGGCGCTGGTGCCAGTCACCGATGTGGAAGTCGTCGCCCGCAAACACGAAACCCCATACACGGTGATCGAATGAAACGCTACATGCCAACCGCACACGGCATGCAGGAGAACGGCCTGGGTCTGTTCGTCCTGCATGATGACGCCCACCGCGAACTGGCCGAGCGCGACAAGATCATCGCCGCTTTGCGCGCCCGGCTGGGTCTGGCCGACGCGCTGATCAATCGCGAGCGCGGGCTGACTCCGGAGGGCTTGGTGGCGCGGCAGGTTGCCAAATTGGGCGCCGCCGCCGCGGCGCGCCGTGAAGCCGCTTTCAACAATGCTTTTACCGAGGACAAACCAAAATGAAAACCGCTGACCTGACTGGCGCCCACCTCGACTACTGGGTGGCGCGCGCCGAAGGCATCCCGGCCGAGCAACTGGAAATCCGCGAGGTGCAACGCTCCGACACCCGCACACCTGGCCCGCTGTGCATCCGCAAGCTGCCGTACCGCGATCCGGTCATCGGACCGGACGAGGTGGCGCTGCGCTACAGCAGCCACTGGGCGTTCGGCGGGCCGTTGCTGGAGAAGATGAACGCGGACCTGGCCTACGGGCGCCCGCTGGAAAACGGCCACTGGCTCCGTGAAGGTTATTCCGCGCGCCTCTCCCGCGAGGATTGGCCGCTGTGCGGGTGGGTCCAAGGCCCCACCCCGCTGATGGCCATCTGCCGCGCCGTCGTGCGCGCCGCGTTCGGCGATGAAGTTGACGAGGTGAAGCCATGCGCGTGATTATAAACCCCGGCACCTACAGCGAGGAAAATACTCAACTGACGCTAGTGATGCGCGGCGTATTTCGCAAGCACATGGACGGGCCGGCAGCTATGGCCCGATTGGTCGAGGTACTGGTCGAGAAGGGCGTGCTGACTCTGGACGATTGCAGGGCGCTCGGTGCGCCGCGCATGGAAGAGGTGAAACCAAATGCGTAAAGCCGACGAGATCACGTTCTACGCGGCGCTGCACGACCTGCACGGCGGCCCGTACAACGCCAACAAGTACCGCGTCTTCGCCGACGAGGTGGCGGTGTTCTTAGGGCTGCACCCGAACCGCGCGCATAGCTTGCTGCTCAAATGGACGCATCGCGGATACTGGGAATACGGCGTATCGCCGCGCGGCGGCTGGTTCACGCCAGAAGCGCCGGAAAGGCTGGAACCGTGAGCGCCCGCGACTTCACCCCGCGCCCGTACCAGCACCTGATCACCGACCACATACTGGCGACGCCGCGCTGCGCGGTGTGGGCCGGCATGGGAACTGGTAAGTCGGGCGCCACGCTGTCGGCTCTCGACGTTCTGCTGCTGCTCGAAGGCGGCCCCGTGCTGATCGTGGCGCCGCTGCGCGTGGCCCGCACCACCTGGCCGGACGAGGTGCGCAAGTGGCGCAACTTCCACCACATGCGCGTGTCCGTCGTCACCGGGCCGCTGGCCGAGCGCGAGCGGGCGCTGCGCGTCAAGGCCGACATCTATACGACGAACTTCGAGAGCCTGCCCTGGCTGGTCGAGCACTATGGCGAGAACTGGCCGTTCTTGATCGTGGTGGTGGACGAGAGCACCAAGCTGAAAGGCTTCCGCCTGCGGCAAGGCACCCAGCGCGCCAAGGCGCTGGGCCGGGTGGCCCACACCAAGATCCGGCGGCTGATTGAGCTGACCGGCACGCCGTCGCCGAATGGGCTGAATGACCTGTGGGGCCAGGTGTGGTTCCTTGATCGTGGCCACCGCCTCGGCAAGACTTACGACGCGTTCCGCCAGCGCTGGTTCGAGAAGTCGTTCGACGGTTACAGCATCAGCCCGAAGGATCACGCCCAAGACCAGATCCAGCGCGCGCTGCGCGACCTGTGTATCACCATCGACGGCAAGGACTGGTTCGACCTGCGCGAGCCGGTGGTGACAAACCTGTACGTGGACCTACCGGCCAAGGCGCGCGCGCTTTACGAGGATATGGAAAAGCGCATGTTTATGGAGATCGAAGAGCACCAGGTCGAAGCGTTCGGCGCGGCGGCGCGCACCGTCAAGTGTCTCCAGCTGGCGAACGGCGCGGCCTACGTGGGCGAAGACACCCGCGAGTGGCGCGAGATCCACGACGCCAAACTGCAGGTGCTGGAAGAGATTGTAGAGGAAGCGGCCGGCATGCCGGTGCTGGTGGCCTACAATTTCAAGTCGGACCTGGAGCGGCTGCGCAAGGCGTTTCCAGATGGCGTATGGCTATCAGAGGACGCCGGGCTGCGCGCCGCCCAGGCCGGGAAGGGCCGCATCTGGTTCGGCCACCCGGCCAGCATGGGCCACGGCGTGGACGGCTTGCAGTACCATTCCAACATACTGGCGTTTTTCGGCCACAACTGGAACCTGGAAGAACGGCTGCAGATGATCGAGCGGATTGGCCCTACCCGCCAGATGCAGGCTGGGCAGGACCGGCCGATGTTTATCTACAACATCATCGCCCGCGACACGGTGGACGAAATGGTGATCGAGCGGGTGAACAGCAAGCGCGCGGTGCAGGACATTCTGCTGGAGGCGATGAAGACGAAGGGCTACAGCACGTAAAAATTTGTTTGCACAATTTTTTACTTGTGCTATAGTTAGTACATGGACGCAGCGCACAGGGCGCGGCGAGTTGATAAGGGGATGGAAATGAAAAAGGTAAAGATCAAGGTTGTGGTTAAGGCCGAGCGCAGTAGCACAACCGCTGATTTTGAGAGCGGAATTATAACTGCTCCGAAGCCCGCAACGCCGTTGCAAACGTTGATCGAGGCTGCATGCTATTTGGCTCGCATGGCGGAAGCGTACAAGGGCGCAGGTGATGTTCTCAAACTGGCTGTCGGTGATGCCGTTGAATCTGTAAAAGAACACAAAGCCGCTTCCGCCTAATCCCCCCACCCGCGCCCTACGGGGCGCATAACCTGAAAGGAAGTACCATGCAAAAGGCAATCATATTGGTGCTGGTGTCGGCGACCATCGCCGGCTGCGCCAGCACCACCCCGCGCCAGATCATCGACACCAATGGGGTCGACCCGCTCAAATTTGAGCGGGACAAAGCCCAGTGTGAGACGTATGCGGCCCAGGTGGATATCAGCGGCACGGCGGTGGACAGCGCCGCGGGCGGCGCGCTGCTGGGGGCTATCATCGGCGGCCTGCTGGGCGGCAAGGACGGCGCTAAATTCGGCGCCGGGTATTTCGCAGTCAATGGTGCGGTTGATGGCGCCGCCAGCGCGCTGGCCGCCCGCCGCCAGGTTGCGCAGCGCTGCATGACTGCGCGCGGCTACAACGTGCTGCTGTAGGAGGTCGCCATGCTCTACTTTATCGGGATCTGCTTTGTCGTCGGCCTCGTCATGCTGGCCCACGCCTTTATCACCGCACCGCTTACCGAGGACGAGGAATGAACCGCTGGGCCACATTCGTGCTGCTGGCGTTCGTTTGCGCCTGTACCCTGGCGGTCTGTACGACACCCGCCATTAATCCGGCCGCCAGCGGGGTGGTATGGTGAAGGACTGGCGACGCGTCAAACGGGCCGCCAAGCGCGCCGAACGTGAATACGCGGTACAGGGCTACCTGATCGCTTTTATCGCGCTGGCGGCCCTGCTCGCCAGCCTGTGGGCCTGATTTACTTGGGCCATGCCTCGACGGTGCGCCGGTGGCGCACGGCGCAGTCGACGTATTTTGGAATCAGCACCTCCTGCACCCACCCCTGCAGCACGTCGTAATCGTCCGCCGTAGGCGTCTCGCCGATTGGCGCGCAGTCATTTGCCAGGTACTTGTCCAGCGATGGCTTTGTCGGCGGCGGCGGCTGTTTCGGCGAGGTTGCGCAGCCGGACAGCACCAGGGCGGCAATCAACAGGAAGGGGTGGGGGCGGCGCATTTTTCTGTCCTTTCCGAATGGCGGCGAGCTGGGCGTTGACGCCGGCCAGGTCTGTCTGCGCACCGAGGGCCGCATTGGCGATCACCTCGGCGGCGGTCTTGTAGTCGGCCAGCGCTTGCGCCGCATCGGCCGCTTCGCTTTTGGCGGCGGCCAATTCCATGCGGTCGATCTTGCCGGCCATGATGGTGTGGTCTAGCGCGGCGCCGCCGGCCGCGCCAATGAGCAGCGCGCCGGCAACGAACGGCCAGGTGGGGATCAGGCTCATGGTTTTGTCACCTCAGTTTGCTGCACGATTGTCGTGCTGGTGGAGCTGGCCGGCACGTCCTTGTTGAATACCACCTTGGCCACCAGCGGCGCCACCCACAACGCGCCGTAAGCGGTGAAGTAGCCCTCGGTCAGCTTGTCGCGCACCGTCAGCCACACGATCACCCAGGTGGTGACGCCAAGCACCAGCATGTAGGAAACGGCGATTTTCGATACCTTGCCGTTCTCGGTGATCAGGTCAAACAGGTTGAACTGCAGGAGGGCGCTGCGGTGCGCGCGCCACAGACTGATCAGGACCAGTGCGCCGGCCAGCGCCAGCAGTCCCAGCATGACGTGGCGCGGTGTCATGGCGGCACCCGGTCGTGTTCCATCATGTAGGCCAGCCGATCGGCGCGCCGGCCCACCTGCGTCGCCCATTTCGAGGCCAGCATGCCGCGCGCGGCGGCGGGCCAATCCCCGCGCTGCACGGCGGCCAGCGTATTTTTGAACATCAGCAGGCCGGCCACGCCCAGGTTGAAGGCCATATTCAGGATTGCGCGCTGGCGCACCTCAGACAGGCGGCGCCACCACGGCAGCCGGGCATCCAGCTCTTCCATTTTGGCCGCTATGTCCAGCTCCAGCAGCTGACGGGATTGGTCCGGGGTGATCACGCCGCCGTTGCGCAGGTCGGTGCCGAACGGCGCGGGGCCGGCGCCGCGTTTGGGATCGATCAGGTGCCCTACGCCGATAGTCCAGTAGTCCTCGGTATCGAGGTAGCTGGTCAGCTTCTCGCCTTCGTCGCGGCGCAGTTCCTGCGCCATCAGCAGCATGTCCATGGCTTAGTTCCCCGATGCCAGTTTTTCTTTCTCGCGCGCCAGCTCCAGTTCCAGCAGCTCGCGCTCGGCGTCCATCTTGCGCTCGTTGGCGCGGTGGTAGCGGGCCAGCGCCAGCGTGCAGATCACCGCCGCGCCGATGGCCAGCAAGGACAGTCCGGTGTGGATCAGGTCGAGCAGCCCAGCGGCACCCACAGCGGCCGAGGTGCCGGCAGCCACCCCCGTAATGCTCGTCTTATGCTCGGTCAGAATTTCGGCGGCGAAGGTCAGTAAGCTGTCCACGGAGTCGGTCATTTTTTCGTTTCCATATGAAGGCCCTTGCTCGGTATATCAGCGACACGAAAAATAAACCTACACCTAGAAGTGTCAAGAACGTCGCCATTGCCAGGCCAAAGTAGTCGTAGAAATTGCACATAGGATATCACCGTTATGGCAGAGTTTGCTGCAAAAACTAACGGCGAAGATTTGGCCGCATAAGCGAGAATGCTTAGGGCGTTGACCACGATTGCAAGGAATGCTAGGCGTTGGAGGTCGAACGAGGTTTTACCGCGCGTGAAACGGTATGCTGCTAGTATAGCGCAAGCGTTGCAGATAGCGGACAAACAGTGCGTTAAAGCAACGCTTTGCAGGTTATTTTCGGGCGGCAGGTACCGCGCCCGCAGATAGGCAAGGCCGAAAGTAATGGCCGCGCACACGGCGCGGCCGGCCCAGTCGCCTAGGCTCATTTTTTCTTGGGCTTGTCCGCCGGCGTGGCCACCTTCGGCGGCTTTTTGCCGTTGGTCTTGCCCAGCGCGGCGGCCGATACCGAGCGCTTGGTTTGGCCCGGTTTGTTCGGGTCCGGGGTGTCGTTGCCAGATGCCATGATGTTCTCCGGTTAAGTTCAGGGTTTGCCGGCCGATTCTATCACGGTTCGGTAGGCTCGGGCGGCACTTCCGGCGGCTTGTGCCGCCAGGTGTAGCCCGGATAGACGTAGGTGCAATACCAGTCCGCGAAACACTCGCTTGACACCATGATGTTGAAAAACTGCCCATGATCGTCAAACACCTCGATATCAGAGAACGCCGGTTCTTCCCCGGTGCAGAAATACCCTTCTGGTCCGTCCATTTTATTACCTCATAGCATGTAGCGAATTTTGCATACGCCATCGCGCCCGGCGCTGCCCACCGTGGACGGCGTGGCGGAACTTCCGCTCAATGTGTCGCGGCTGCTGGAACCGCCGGAGCCGAAACCGGTGGCGCTGTAGGTGCTGTCAGCGGTGCCGTGCGGTGGCGCGCCCAGGCCCATCATGCCGTCGGCCCCCCGGCCGGCGCGGCGCAGCTCTACCACGGCGCCGCTGACGTACGCCGCTCCTATGAGGCAGGAGCCATCACCGCGCACCCCGTTGATATTCACGTCGCCGCCAGTTGCAACAGCACCGGTGTCTGTGCCGCCCCCGCAGGTTACCGTAGTGAAGCCGGAAAGGGTGAAAGAAGACGCCCCGCCATCGTTGCGAGTGCCGACAGTAGTGGCCGCGCCGCCAGAACCGACAGCCACGGTTGCCGTGGCGCCTATCGTAGCGCCGCTGTACCGCTTCCTGGCGTAGGCGCCGCAGGCCCCGCCGTAATCACCGGAGCTTTTTCCGTTCTGGCCACCGCCGCATATCTCGATCTCGAAGTCGGAGGCGGCGACTGTCCACGGCTGGCCAATGGTCAGAACAACCTCCACCGGCACCGTGCCCGCGGTGGCCTTGCCGTTGCGGCGGCGCACGTTGAGGTGGAACGAGGTTGTGCTCTCCGCGATGATGTCCACCCGGTCGCCCGCGGCGAGTGTGTAGGTAGCGCCGCTGGTAACGCCGTCTATCAGCACGTTGGCGCCAGCCTGGATAGGGGTTGCGGCCGCCGCAATCAGCGTGCGCCGCGCGCCGGCCTGCGGTGCGGGGGCGATTCCGGTAACAAGTACGGTGCCGGTAAGCACCATAGTGTTGCCACCGGTGGCCCATGGATCGATGGTCGCAGCGCTGGCGAGGTTGCTGCCCAGTTTCTCGTCCAGCGCGCCGGACAACTGGCCGCCGGATATGCCGCCGCTCGGCCCGCGCGCGCCGGCTGGCGCCAGCACCCAGTCGTTATAAGTACCGGTCCCCTCGAACGAGGTGACGGTGGTCGTGAGCGTGGTCCCGCTGTAGCTGTCCACCGACATGAACATGCGGGCCGTGGGCGTCGACGCGCTGCTGGCTGCGAGCAACTGGCCGGGGATAAACTGCTTGCCAGCCTGCGTGCTGAAAACGCGCGCACCGGTGCCGAGGGTGAGAGACGTGCTGCTGGTGGCTGTCACCGCAGCGGCGGCGCTGGCGGCGGCCGTGGCGCTCGCGGCGGCAGCGGTGGCACTCGCGGCGGCCGCGTCCCGGTAACCCTGCGCCGTATCGCGGTAGCCCTGCGCCGCGTCGCGCGCGTTTTCAGCCGCGGTCTGCGCTGCCTGCGCCGCGTTCTTATGCCCGAGCGCGTCGGCGGCGCTGGCGTAGGCGTCCAGGGCGTTGGCGTAGGCGTTGGCGATCATCGCCGCCAGCTGGGTCAGGATGACAGTGGAGAACCACGTCACCCAAGCGTCAACGCGGTTGGAGAACGTGGCGCGGTCGCCGCGCTGCGGCAGATCCGCCGGCGGCGGGGTGTATCCTGGGGGTGGAGTAGCGGCCATTAAATCAGCCCTTTCACAGTAATGTTGATCGTCGGCATGCCAAAATCGTCGTATTGCTGGCGCGCGCTCACAAGGCCGAACACCGTCAACGCTTCGTACATCGAGACGGTGCTGCCCACCACCACCACGGGCGTGCCGAGCACCTGCTTGACGGTGTCCAGTACGGAATTTGCGTCTTCAATATCCATTTTAGCGCTGATCGACAGCCCTGTGGCATTATTGCGCTTCTTGACCGTCGTATTACCGAACGCATCCGTGCTGATATAGCTGTAGTCCACGGGTTCCACCGATGCGCCGCGCAGCGGGGCGCCCATGGGGCGCAAGTCGCCGATGGCCAGCATGCCCACTTTCACGTTGCCGCTGCCCTTCGTCAGCGTGAGCGTCATTTCGGCGTTGTTGTAGGGATCAATGCCGCTGGCGATGAACTGGGTTTGTGGTTTGAACGGCTCGAAGAAATACTCGTAGTAGTCGGCCGGCGCAGAACCCTCCAGTGGCCCGCCGTATTCGTAGATCACATTGCCGCCTGGGGCATCCTTCACCACCACATGGATGGTGTCCGCGTCCAGGCCGAACAGCGCAAAGCCATTGAAATACCCCGGTTTCAGCACCTGGACAAAGGGCGATGCCGTCGCCGTCTGCGTCGACACCAGGCCGTCGAACATGGCGTATTTGTTGGTTGGCGCGGCGTCTATCCAATAGGTGGCGACGCCGGCCGCGTCGAACTGGTTGGCCGGCAGTGACGGGTCCTTGCCGACGTTGCCGGTTTTGCCGGTGGACTCGTAGACGCGCTGCGTTGAGGCCAGGTAGACCCGCTGCCCCGCCGCGCTGTAGTCCGTGCCGGCCAGCCACAGCGGGTTCGTGTCGTCCGGCACGGCGACGCCGTTCGCCGTCATGGACGTGATCATGCCCGCCGTTATTGCGGTCGGCGCCAGGATGCTACATACGTCGTCTGCGTCTATCATACGTTTTCCGTTATGAGGGCGTTGCCACCGGCCGACACGGTATCGAACTGCTGCGCCAGTTGCTGCGTCGCGTTCGCCGTGCGGGCCATTGAGGTCTGCATGCTGGCCATCTGCGCCGTGAGATCCGCCACGGCGGCCGCTACCGCGTCGCTGGATGTCGAGGATGTGGAGTAATTCGCGTTGGTCTGCCACGAGGTGCCCTTGGCGGCCAGCTCAGCCTGCGCGCCCTGCACGAAATTGGCGTAATCGCCCGCATCGATGGAGCTGCCGAAGACGTTGGCCCAGTACGCATAGCCGGCGGCGTCCGGCGCGCGGCCGAGCACCGACTGGTAAAGGCCCTCTATCGTCAAGCCGGTGCCGGTCGGGTTGCTGGTGGTGGCGCCCTGTTTCAGCGCCTGGATAGCGGCCGCCACCGTGGCTATGCCGGCATTCACCGACAGCAGCTCGTTATAGCTACCGAGGGCGATGTTCGACATCATCTTGTTGTAAGCCAGCACCGCGTCCAGGCGCTCCAACTGCGCGTTGTACGCGGCGGTAGTGCTGTCCTTGAGCGATTGCAGCGCCGCCAGCTGCCGCTCCTGCGTGGTCAGTTGCTTGTCGGTTACGCCGCCCAGTTCCGCGATATCAGAGTTGGTGCGGGCCACCGCGCGCTGGTATTCCAGCAGACTGCCGAACTGGTCCGCGCTCACTTTCGACACCGTGCTCAGCGCCGCGCTCAGCGAGTCGGCGCTGGGCAGCACCCCCGTGCGCTTGGCATCGGCGAGGGCCTGCGCGATTTGCGCCCGCGCGGCCAGTTGCGACGCCGTGGTGGCGCCCGGCGTGCTCGTGGACACAATACCGCTTTTCAGCGCGTCCGCCAGCGCCTTGGTGGCGTCGATGCTGGTGCCAAGCGAGGTTATCGTGGCCTCGATGCCGCTGATGGTTTCCTCGTAGGCCTTGGCCAGCACGTCTTTTTGCGCGGACACCGCTTCTTCCAGCCGGCTAAACGCAGCCTCTACGCCTGCGCGCAGCGCCGTCTCGTTGTCCGCAAGCTGCTTGGCGACGGCAGCGGCCTGCGCGGCGGCCAGATCCTCGGCGGCTTTCTGCGCGGCGGCAGCGGCGTCTGCCACCTGCTTGAACGCCGGGGCCATGGCCAGCACCTGGGCGAACAGCTTGGCGCCGGCCTCGGTAGTGGTGTCGATGCCGAGGGCGAACTGCTTGTATTGGTCGATGGTGGCCAGGGTGGACTGGCCGATGGACGCCAGGAAGCTGGAAACCTGCGACTGCACCGGGGCCAGTTGCTCGGCTGCGGTGAGGAAATTCTGCTGGAAGTATGCCACCGAGCTGCCGAGCGCATCGACCCCGCCGGCGGCCGTAATCAGCGCCTCGCGCGCGGTGATGCTGGCCACACCAACGGCGCCGAACGACTTGCCGATAGCGGCCAGCGCGGTATCCACCGCGGCGTAGTCCGTGGCCACGCGCTGCAGGGTGGTGCTCAGCGTCTCGCCCTCCTGCTGGAACTTGGCCAGGTTCGGCACCAGCTCGGTGGCGATAGTATCGCTTACGCCGGAGAAGAACTTGGTAATGGCTTCCTGCTGCGCCGTGGCGTCGGTCAGGCCGGTAAGATCGATGTTGAGCTGCTGCACGCGGGTGGACAGCGCGCTGGTGTCCGCGCCGAGCGTATCGCCCAACGTTTTCGACAGGTCCAGGATAGCCTTGTAGGTGCTGGCGAACGCGGCCGTTTGCGCGGCGTCCAGCGCGCTGGTGTCCGTCCCGCTCTTGTCGCTGCGGAACCAGCCGCCCTTTTGCGTCCAGGTCTGCACCGTGCTGGCCGTGGCGCCGGTCGGCGTCAGCACGCCCTGCAGGCTGGTGCTGGTGACGTTCTTGGCCCCCATGCCGAAGGCTTTGGACCACAATGTAGACGCGCCCAGCAGACCGACCACTATCGGCGCGATAGCGCCCGCCAGCACGCCGGCACCAGCGATGCCGCCGGCCACCGTGCCGGTGCCCAGCAAAGAGGTGCCCGCCGTCAGCGCGCCGCTCAGCGTGGTGGAGCCGGTCAGCCAGCCCGCGCCGCCCGCCAGCGCGCCGCCAAGACCGCTTACGGCCGAGGCAATGCCCGCCAGGCTGCCCGCGGTGCCCAGCAGGCTGCCGCCCGCCGTCTGCGCGGCTGCACCGGCAATGCCGGACACCGCGCTGGTACCGCCCGCGCTGAACCCAATGTCGATGATCCATTTCTTAAGGGTCATCTGGTACAACCACTCGAAGAACAGATTTTTAGCCGTGTCCTTCATGCGCGTCCATAGGTCCTTACTGCCGTTCTGGATGGACAGGAAAGTTTGGTGCGCGGCGTCTTCCAGGTCCGTCCAGAACTGGGTGTCGCCTTTCATCTTGGTCAGCTGCTTCTGCAGCGTGATCTGGTTCTGCGTTTCCTCCAGCAAGCCCTCCAGCCGGCCGCGCTCGATCGCGTCCAGGTTCTCGTTCTGCAACTGGCGCGCCATTTCTGCGGCTTTCAGGGAAAGCACGGCCTCTTCGGTCAGCCCGTAGAACTTGACTTGATCTTCCAGCGCGCGGGTCTGCTGCTCGGCCGCCTTCACCTGCTGGTTGGCGTCCTGGATCAGCGCGCTACGCGCCTCGCGCTCGGCTTTAAGCTGCGCGTTGTACTTGCCCGCCAATACGATTGCATCGGCGTATCCTCGGATATCTTCTTTCTGCTGGTTGCTCAGCGTCTTGCCGGCGCGGGCCAGATCGCCAAGGATCTCCACCCGCTTTTTCTCTTCCGTGGTCAGATCGGTGACGCCATCGCGCTCCAGCTCGAACTGCTTAAGGGTGTCCTGGATACCTTCCACAGTTTTCTTGTAGAAGTCCAGCGCGGCCTGCGTTGCGACCTTCTGACCGTCCGTCACCACCCTGTAGCGGGCCAGCTTGTCGGTGGTGTCCTTGGCCTCTTCGGCTTCCACCTTCTTGCGGGTTTCCGACGCATTCAGGATCGCGGCGGTGCGCTCGTCGATGTCCTTGCGCGCAGCCGCAGCCTCTTCCTTCATCATGCGGCCGATGGCAGCAGCGCCGGCGAAATCGCCCTTGAGCACGGATACCGCCTGTGCGGCCAGGCCGCCCAGTTCCTTACCGGTCTGCTCCAGTACGTACCAAACGTTAGCCCCGAGCACCGCGACCGTCTCAAACACGGTGGTGAGCGCCTTGCTGACTGTGGAAACGCTGCTCAGGTTGTCACCCGCCTTGGCGGCTTCCCCCGCCACCGCCTTGGTGATGTACTGCAAGTTGGTCAGCGCATCGGTAAGCCCGAGCACCGCCGTTTGCGTGGCGTCGCCAAAGCCGCTTTGCGAGAACGTGCGCATGGTGGCCTGCCACGTATCGGCAAGGTTTGAGATAGCGCCATCCAGCGTTTTGGCTTGCAGCTCCATGCCGCCGGCAAATTTGGTTTCCCCCAGGTTGAGCAGGTATTTTTCGATTTCGGTGGCGTTGTTGCCTATGGTTTTCGTGACGCCTTGGAACGTCAGCCGCACGGTGTCGCCGTTCTGCTGCGCCTTGATGCCGAATTCTTTCAGGCGCTCAAATTCGCCTGTCGTGGCGTCGGCCACGGCCTCCACCATCTGGTTCAGATCCTTGCCCATGGCGCCGGCGGTGTTGCCATAGGACTTGAGGGCACGTTCGGATGGCGTCAGGCCCAGGTTGCGCAGTTTGAGGAATGCTTCCGTGACCTGCTTGAGGTCATATGGGGTTGTAGCGGCGAATTTCTGGAGCGCGGCGAATGCCTGCTTGGCGTTGCTGGTGGACCCGGTGGCGGTGATCAACGCGGAGTTGAGCTTGTCGAACTCCCGCTGTGCCTCCAGCATCTGCTTTGTGATTTCGGACAGGCCCAGGCCGACGCCCAGGCCGGCCAGCAGCCCCTTGAATTTGTCGACGGCCTTGGACATGCCGTCGACAGCCGTTTCCACCGTGCGGCGGGCGCCGGCCATGTCGGTTTGCAGCCGGGCGAGGTTGGCGAAAAGCCGGATTTCTACATCACTTACGATGGCCATTTCGCGCTTTCTCCCTTTCCTTGCGCCGGTTCTCCCGGTCAAGTGTCTGCTCTTGCTTATCCAGCGCGCGCTCGGCGAGCTGGTTACGCACCCATTGCCACATTTTAACAGCGCCGTCCCATGGGGGCAACGCGTCATATCCGCTGGCGCGGTGCTGCTCGGTGGCGTATTCGCGGGAGAGCCGCACAAACAACCTGGCCTGCCACGGCTTCCACCGAATCCCCAGCACCTTGCCCCAGTCCAGCACATCGCTGGGTGTTACCGGGCCGTCCTTGCCCACCGGGCCGAACTCAAAAAACCAGTTAAGCAGGTACTGGCCCCCAGGCACGTCCGGCATGATCACCCGGCCCAGCACCGAATCGATATCTTCGCGGCGCGAACGCTGTTTTACGGGCTGGGCCTTGCTGCCGGGCGCGGCCGGCTTTTCAGGCGTGGCGTTCAGCCACGCCACATACTTTACGCACTCGGCGAGGTCGTCGCCGAGTCGGGCGAGAAATTTCCCCAGTCAGCCAGGAACTTGTCTGCCTCGGCGACGATGAAACCCAGTTTCGGATCGCGGTAGAACGCCTTGTAGCCTTCAAAGCCGGCCCGGTCGCTGTACTGGAAGCCGTTGAACGAAATGGTGATGTTGGCGAAGAACTCGGCGCGGTCTTCCAGATCCTTCTTGTAATCGCGCTTGTTGGTCTTGCCGGAGAACAGCGCGGCGGCGGCGGTGTTCTTCTTTTCGTCGTAATTGTGCTTGGCCTGCAGATACTGCGCAGTGCCGGGGCTTGCAAAGGTGATGCTTATCTCTTTGCCATCGGCGCCGATCTGCGGGGTGCCTTTGGCATTGCATACGATGAAATCGGCGGTGTCTTGCACGGCCAGGTTTTTGATGTCGAACATTTAATTCCCTTTCGAGAGGTAGATTGGGGCACCTCGGCGCGCCGCCGCCCTCTCGAAAGGTTGTCACGGCGGCGCGCTTTGGTGCTCGGTAAGCCCGTCCGAGCGCGGGCGGTTTTCTTACGGAGTGTTGTCCGGTACGACAGGGGTAGCGGACTTGATCGCCTCGGTCTGGAACAGCAGGCTGGTGCTGTAGGTCAGGTTGTCGTTGCTGCCGCCGCCGGATTCGGTCATGTTCATCACCTGGGCGGTCCAGTACAGCACGGCGCCGGATTGGCGAACGGCGGCGAAGCTGGCGATGCTGCGGTCTTGCATGGTGGCGCGAGCGGTTTCGTAGAAACCGTCTTCGCCGTCGTCCAAAATCACCCATTCCGACGTTGGCAACTTGTAGTTGCCCAGTTTGGTGCGGACCAGGCCCTGGCTAACCACGTCCAGCTCAGAGGTGTTGTATTCGCGGCCCTCGATGACGCCCACCTGGGCGACGGTGGCTTCTTTCACCGCAGCGTTGGCGAAGTAGGTCTCGAAGGCGGTCTCGGTGTTGTCGGCGGGGCGACCGGTGCGCATGAACAGCCGGGTGCCGGCGATAGTTTCAAAGTCTGCTGGGAACGGCATGGTTTTCTCCTGATAAAAACCCGCTCGCAGCGGGCGGGTTAATGCGTTTCCGCATTCTAGCTTGGTTCAACGAAAGTTACCATAAAATCGAGGGATTGCTCATAAATTCCGTCGTTTTGCGGCGGAATATCCGGGCCGACGCCGGCCGGCAGCACCGAGCAGACGCGATAGCTCAGCACGGTGCCGGTCTTCACACCCGGGCCGAGGCCGCAGGCCTTGAGGATGCGCTTCTGCTCGGCGTAGGACGTGGCCAGCACCGTCACCTGGACGCGCTCTTTCTGTGCGCGCAGGGCGCCCGGCCGCGCCACCGTCTCGAACTCGTAGCCGCTGATCTGCGTGACGCTGACGGCGGGTTTGGTCATGCCTTCGGGCGCCGCGCCGGCGACGATGCGACTGGCCGGCACGAGCGCTGTCAGCGGCGCCCAGTTCGCCAGCATCTGGCGCACGATGGCTACGCCACTCATGCTTCGGCCTCGCCGGCGGGCACGGGGTCGGGCACGTTGATGCCTTGCTTGGTCAAGCGCTGCCGCACGCGGGCGGTAACGGCCGCCAGCGCAGCGGGCAGCTGGTGGTCGACGGCTGGCCGGATGAACGGACGGCCAACAATGCCGGGGTGCTTCACCTTCTTCACTTCCGTGCCGTTGACGTTGAGCGCACTGCCGGGCTTCGCCGTGATGACGTGCGGCCGGGTGCCGAACTCGATCAGGTGCGCGTACCAGGCGATGCTATTGCCCACCTTGACGCTGGCGGATACCTGGCCCTTGCGCGCGCGGGTGCTGATGCGCACGCTATCGCGCAGCGCCCCGGTGGCCACCGGTGCATTGCGCTTCACCTCTTCGCGCAGCACCGCCGCGCCGGCGCGCAGGGCACCGCGCATGATGTTCTTCTCCATTTTTACGGGGAGAGTTTGCAGCAGCTCGGCCAGTTCCCGGCCGCCGGCTATGTTCTGGTCACTGGTTGCCATCTGCGAATTCCTCCACCATAAACTCGGTCCACTCGCGCCGGCCGATCTCCACGCCGTCGGTTTTCAACTGGTGGATGGTGTCCACCTCTTCGTGCAGGATGATCCGCATATCGGCGGTGATGCTGCGCATGTAACGGATGCGCACGCGCGAGGGGCTGGCGCTTTGCGTCGTCGCGTCGCCGAACGTTTCGGAGCGGCTGGGCAGCACGCCCAGCACCTGGGCCGGCACGCGGGCCGCCACGGTCTGCCAGGAAGCCGGCTGCGGGCCGTACTCGGGATCGTCCACCTGCTGCTTGCGCTGCAGCGTGATCCGTTGGTCGAGGTCGCCGCCGCGCATTACAGGTACACCATGAATGGCTGCCACAGCAAGCCCATGAAGCTCTCCGGCAGCTCGTAGATGCCGCCGGCGCCCATGGCCGTAGCCTGCTCGCGGTTCTCATACATCACACCGATGGCCAGCAGCATCCACTGCTTGAGCGCCTGCGGCACGTCGGACGGGGTGGGGTACCCGGCGGTGAAATTCACGCGGATGCTGCCGGGCTGCACGGCGGGCCACACCTGGCCGTATTTGCGCTCCAGCGTGGCCGGCTCGACAAAAGCATTTGCCTCGTAGACATCGGTCGAGAGAGTCTGCGCCGCACCGTCCGGGTCAATGTAGGTGATGCTGGTGATCTCGCCGAACGGCGCGCCGGGCAGCGGTACGCCGTCCGTGAATGCCGACAACGGCAGCACCGCGTCGCCCGGCACCAGCTTGCGCTGCGTGCGGCCCTCGACCATCTGGCGGGCGGCCGGGATCAGCGCCGAGATATAGTCGTCCTCGTCGCTGATCACCACCCGGAGGTGGGCTTTTGCTTCGGCTAGGGTGATAGGTTCGGTCATGGTGTGGCTATGGCTTTGATGTCCATGGGCTTACAGTGCCGCTACAGTACGGGCCTCAGCGGCTTGGAGCGCTGTCAACGGGGCGCTCAGATGGTCGCCGTCTTTCGTCGCGTACACCGGGGTCCCGTTGGCGTAGTGGTGGTATTTGTCGATGCCGTAGCGTGACGTGCCGGGGATAAACGCATCGATCTTGGTGCCGACTGCGGCCTCGATGTAAGCGTCCAGCTGATCCATCGTGCCGCCAGGGACGAAGCCCGGCACCGCCACCTGGTCCGAAGCGTCCGCAGCAGTCCAGAGCTTGCCCGTCATCGTCAGGGTCTGGCCCGAAACACCGGTGACACTCGTACCGTTGACGTTGCCTACTGTCCAAGCAGTGCCGGAGCCGGAAGCCAAGTAGCTGCCCGCCGCCACGCCTGTACCCGTGAATGCCTGACCCACCGCCAAAGCCCCCGAAGTCACCGAGGAAACGGTGAGCGCGTTGTTGGTGATGCTGCCGACGACAACCGCTTCTTGCGTCGTACTGGCGCGGGTGCGCGCAAGCAGCTTCGATTGCACCACCTTTTTGACGCCGTTCCACCCCAGCAGCTTGGTCTTGAGCGTGGCCCACATCGTGGTCAGATCATTCTGCGCGGTGGTCAGATTACCTACTACGCCGGCAGTCCCGAGCGTGTTTGTGCCAGGGTTGCAGACCGCCCAGTCTGCCAAGCTGCACAGGTCGAGCAGACGAGGGTCGTTAATCAGGCCGGCGACGGTGATGCCGCTGCGTGCCAGGTTCAGGCCGGAGCGCAACTGCGCAGCCGATCCGTCGCCGCGCAACATGCGCTGCACGCTGCCGTAGCCCATTGGGCTGAACGTCTGGTCGTCGCCGACGCCCTGGTAGATACTGTCGCCCACGCCGGCAACGACCGGGGCGCGCTGCGTGATGTATTTGCAGACGAAGCGCGGACAAGGGATCGCGGAATTCGACATGCCGGTCGGCGTGGTGCCAGTCCAGCTGAAAGGCGCCAGCGCATCGGTGCTGGACATCGTAGTCACAGCAGGATCCCACGCCACGCCCTGCGTACCGGTCACGCCGCTGATAACGCGGCCCGACTGCGCAACGATGTTGTTGCCAGCGGATGGGACCTGGTACTTGACCTTCCCGCGCAACACCGTCCCCTGCGGGATGCCAGTTGCGTCGCTAAAGCCCAGCGCGGACGGCGGGTAGCTCTGCGTGGGAATGCGGTGATCGCCCACCGCGATCTCCCTGCTGCGCGAGCTGTCGGGGAAGGCAATCGGCAGATTGACAGTGCGGCCAGCGTTCTGGACGCTCAATTCGACGACCGTGTACGGATAAGCGCCATTGGTCACCTGCCCGGAAACGTACCAGTTATCCAGCTCGAAGCGGAACTCGCCGGCATCGCCGGAACCGATATGAATCTCGAAATCAACTGCGAAATCCCGCTTCCCGGAAATCGTCGCTTGCGCGGTATTCATCGGATTGTTGACGGCGCCGGATTTGAATACCGCCGGAGGTGCTTCCGCTGGCGTCACGCTGTTAGACACCGCGCTCACCGGGCCTTGCCCTTCGCTGTTCGCCGAGCGCGCGGTGGCCGTCACGGCGGCGCCGTTCGGGGTCGGGATCGTTGCCGAGGTGGCGCTGCCGTCGACCACCACGGAGCGGTTGTTGCTCAGCGTGACGATGGTATTGCGCAGCGCGGCGCCGTTGTTCGGTGCTGCGCCCCACGCGGCGGTAACGGCGTTGTTGCCGGCGGTCAGGGTGAGGCCAGTTGGCGCGCCGGGCTTGGCTGGGGCACTGTATGCGGTCGGAGTGGCGCTGGCGCTGGCGGTGCTGATAGCGCCGAGGCCAACGCCGTTGATAGCCTTCACCGTGGCCGTTACGGCGACGCCGGCCGGCGCGTTCACCGCAATGGTGGTCGTGCTGCCGAGCTGCTTCTGGCCCGTGGAGAGCGTCACCTCGTAGCCGGTGATGGCGGTGCCGCCGTTGCTGGCTGGCGCGGTGACGGAGCACAGCACGCCGCCGGCAAACGCCGTCAAGGTCGGGCTGGTCGGCGCGCCAGGGGCGGCAATGCCGGTGAACAGTTGCAGGATATTGCCGGCGCTGTCGGCGTAGCCGAGCGGCACCTCGTCGACACCGTAGGCGATGCCGTTGCGGCGGCTGTTCTGCGGGGTTTGGTGCGCGTAGGGCACGCCGCCGGAGAGATCCGTCGTAGCGTTCCCTTGCGCCACCAGATCCGTTTCGACGCCGCTGGCCAGCGTTACGATGGTGTTCGGGCTAAAGCGGCCATAGCTGGCCAGCAGGCGAATGGTCATGGTGGTGTCCTGTTATTTCTTTTTCGGTTTGGCGTCGGCCTTGTTCTCCGGCGCGGTTTCCATTTTGTTTTCCAGCGCGGGCGCTGCCTTGGCTTCGCCCAGCAGGTCGTCGGTCTGGCTGTCCGTTTCGCCGGTTGGCGGGTCGTCGGCTTCGATCAGCACCAGGCCCTTGCCCTCCAGCTCTTTGGCCTCGTGCTCGGGCAGGTGGGCGCTGTCGCCCTTGGCCGGACTCCAGCGGTAATGGGTGAACGAATCGGTGGCAGTAACTTTGACTTTCATGGGGCTTTCTCCTGTTCGGGAACACCGGCGGCCGGAGCCGCCGGGGAATCGGCATTACGGGGTGATATCACCCTTGACGAACGCTTCGGGGCGGTACACCGCCGAGGTCAGGCGTTCTTCGGCCATGATCGTCACGAGGTTGTTGACGAAGTCATCCTCGTTTTCGGTCGAGATCACCACGTTGGCGTCGTCGCGATCGAAGATCTGCGAACCCATCTTGAACGCGCCGACCAGGAAGGTGTCGATGGTCATAGCCTGGGTTGCGACCACTGGCTGGCCCCACAGGGTTGGGCGCAGATTGCCTTGCGGGTTGCCGATGACGTACTGGCCGGTCGTGTCCTTGGTCAGCTCAATGGCCGCCCAGTCCGCCGGGTGCAGCACGATGCCGTCCGATGGGTACTCGGCCAGCTCAGCTTGCAGCAGCGCCAGGCGCAGCACGTCGATACGAGTCGGCGAGGAAATAGCAATCGGCGCCGAGTAGGCGGTAGCCTGGGTGTAGATGCCGTTCAGGTTGTTGCCGGTGCCGGAGCCTTTCAGCAGCTGGGCTTCTTCGACGAACGCCAGGCCGTAGCGCAGGCGGCTGTCGATCTGCGATTGCAGTTGGGCGAAGTCTTCCAAGATCTCGGTCGACGCCTTGATAAAGTGGGTCAGCTTTTTCACCGACGCGTCGGTCAGCGCATAGGTCAGGCTCGACTCGTTTTTGCGCGTGCCTTCGGCGGTCGGGCCGGCGTTGTTGGTGAAGCCGGTTTCTTTCAGGTAGCGCACCAGGTTGCTGGTGGTGCGGCCCGGCGCCATCAGGTCGCGGATGGTCAGGCGGCGGTTATTCGGCACGTTGACACCTGCCAGATAATCCGGCGTCACGCCCTGGCCGGCGCTGTTGCTGGCGCTGGTGATCGCTTTGACCGACACCGACAGCTTGCCGCCCTTGCCTTCCAGCAGCGACGAGGCCGACTTCTTGAAGTCTTCATTCTCGATGACCTGGAAACCGATCGATTTCAGCTTCGCGCCGGCGGCGTCTTCGGCGGCGCGGCGCGCGGCCTTCTGCTCCAGCGCGGTCAGCTGGGCGACGAATTCCGATTGCTTGGTCAGCAGCTCGTCCACCGTCTGCTTGACGCCTTCGGACATCGTAACGCCCTTCGTGGCTTCGGCCATGGCCTTCTCGGCGTGTTCTTTCACGCTGTCGCGGATTTTGCCCAGTTCTTCGGTGATTTGTTTCACTTCCATCATATCGTTTGGCATGATGTGGTTTCCTTATTGGGTGAGGGTGAGGGTGAAGCCGCGCAGCGCGGCCAGGATTTCAGCGCCTTTTTCGCCACCGGACTCACTCCGGGAAAGCAGTTTTCCGTGGCCGGCGGCGGCAACCGCTGCGGCCTCGGTTTTCGAGAACCCTGCCTCGCGCAGGAAGTCCTCAAATTCGCGGATTGCCGGCATCTGGCCGGCCTTCATCTTGCGCACAAAGGCGTCCATATTGGCCGCCTTCACTTGGTCAACACTCGCCAGCTCGTTAGCCGGGAAGGTGACAATGCTGATCTCGCGCAGATCCAGCTCCTGCAGGGTGCGGATGCCGGTTTTTTCGTCGTAGCTGCTCTTGCGGACGTAGTAGCCGATGGACATGCCGCGCACGACGCGGCGTTTCAGCAGGGCGTGGGCCTCGGCCGCCAGCGGGATCTCCTTGGACATCAGGAAACCCTCCACCAGCAGGCCGTGGTCGTCCTCGGCCAGTGTGTTGTAGCCGCCGATAGGCTGATCGGGGTTGTGCTGCCACAGGGCCGGCAGCGGATCTCCGCTGGCTTTGATTTCCGCCAGGCTCTTGGCGAAGGCGCCAGGGGCAACGATTTCGCCGTAGCTGTCGACGTTGCCGAATACGGAGCCGTAGCCCTTGAAGGTGCCGTCCTCGTTCACCTTGTCGGCCTTGAACGCAAATTGCTTGCGTTGCAGCTCGCCGGCGTCTTTACGTTTCATCGCGCTTGTCGTCCTTGTCGAGGCCCAGCCATGAAAGCAACGCCGATTTGGCGGCCTGGGCGGTGTTGGTGATTTTCCCCAGCAATGTAACAGGAATAAGGTTGCTTTGTACAGTCAAATCGTCGCCGCCTGGCAACGGCGGGTCATTTTCGAGCGCGCGGACCTCGTTGCGGGTCTTGAGACCGTTCTGCACGGCGGTGGCGTAGACCTGATACCGGGTCTGGCTATCGGCGCGCAGCAGGCCCTCCACGCTGAATTCGCTGTAGTAGCGCAGGCGCTCGGCCGGCTTCATCAGCGATTTCTTGACGCCTTGCTCGATGCGCACCATGTAAGCGCGCAGGACGTACTGCAGGAAGCCGAGATTCTGCTGCTCGCGGCCGGTGCCCCAGTTCGATACCGCGGTGCCATGGCCCACCATGGACGGCGGCACGTTGAACCAGCGGCACAGATCCTCTACGCTGTACTGGCGCGTCTCCAGCATCTGCGCGTCGACCGGGTTCATGCTCAATTGCTTGAACTCGGCGCCGCCTTCGAGCAGCTGGAGCTGGCCCGTCCTGGAATTGCCGAATACGGCACCCATGACCTTGTTTTTCATCTGCTCGCGCTGCTTGGCGTCGAGGAATTCTTTCACCGACACCACGCCGGCCACCCGCATGTCATTGGTGAACATCGCCGCGCTGGCGGCCTCGGCCGCGCCGGCACCGGCCATCGAGCGCCAGCCTACGCCGATCGGGGACAGGCCACACAGGCCGTCCGTGCCGAAGCCCTTGATGTGCCAGATATCGGCCTCGGTGTATTCTTTTTGGCCCTTCGGCGTGGCGTACAGGTAGGTTACGGCGCCGTCGAGCGTGCGGCGCACGGTCATCAGCGCGGGGTTCAGCGGGTCGAGGGAGACGATATTGCCGACCACGTTGCGCGTGATCAGCACGTACGAGTTCCCCCACAGGAGCAACAGGGATACGACGGCCTCCCAAAACTCGACTGCCGTCATGTCGGCGTTCGGGGAATCGTGCAGCAGGCCGTATAGCGGGTGCTTGAAAGCCACCTTGCGACCGGTGTCGGTGCGCTCGTAGGTGATCAGCGGCAGCGTGGCGATCGTCTCGGCGATCAGCCGGACGCAGGCCCACACCGTGGAGAGCTGCAGGGCCTTGTGGATGGCCGGCGTCGGCCCGTAGGTGCCATACGGCTTGTCGTCCGCGGTGGTGATATTTTTGTTTGGGTCGTGTACGGCAGCGCGGTATGCCACCGCGTCACGGATCGAGAAGAAAATACCCTTGAGAGAGAGTTTCACGCGGCCACCTCATCGTTCAGGTAGTCGTCGAGAGTGCCCCCCGTGCTTTCCGCCTCCTGCGGCATGACGCCGACGGCGATGGCCAGGGCCACCAGGCCGTCAATACGGCCCCGCGCGCGGCGCTTGTCGAACTTGCGCGCGCCGCTGTCGCCTACTACCTTCGCATTTGCCGCGCACATGTTGAGCACTGGGTGGTTTCCGTGTTTGAGTTGAGCGTTTAGCAATTTGACCTCCAGGTCGCGTAGCGCCGGAGTCATACTGGCCGTACCTTGCCCGAAATCTACGAATCGGTCAAGTTCTTCCTCTGTGAACAGGGGTTTTCCGGTATTTGGGTCTTCTTTTCGCAACCATTCTTTAAGAAAAGCCATCAAATACCGGTCAAAACCGAACAAAATAACCTCGAATTCGTTAAAAATCCGGCGTAAATACTGCGCCACATGGCGGTATTGTATCGCTTTTCCGGGTGTGGTTTGCAGCTTTCCGTCCTTCGCCCACACGTCATAGGGCACTTTATCCTTCTTGGATTTCTCCGAAAGACCCTCTTCCGGCAGCCAAAAATAAGGGAAAACGGCCCCGTCGTCCTCGTCCACCAGCACCGCGGCGGTCAAATCGCTGACGCTGGAGAGGTCCAGGCCGCCGTACACCCGCCGGCGCGCGCGCTGCTCCGGCACGGCACCGTTGGCCATCCAGATCGAACGTGGCACGAACGGCGCCACCGCCTCCACCCGCTGGTTCAGGATCAGGTTGCGGTATTCCGGCTCGAACGAGGGTATGGCCATGGCCTTCTTGCACTGGCGCTGCACGTCCTCCAGGCTGCGGAAATCGCCGAGCGCGGGGTTGGCCGCCGCCATGCCCGCCGGATCGTCCAGCGGCACCTCTTCCTCTGTATCCTCGCCGGTGATGGCGTCCTTGACGTAAATAGGCGCGCTGTAGACGTGGCAGACCACGCGGGGATCGTTCGCGGCCTCCTGGGCGTCGATGATCTGCGAGAGCATATCGTTGTCGGTAGGCGCCTGGGTGCTGATGATCAGCATCAACGGGTTGTCGTAGGCACCCTGGGCCGTCTCGATTGCCGCAATGAACTTGTCGGTAGGGCCGACCACCTGGCCCATTTCGTCGATGATGGCCAGGATCGGCGACAGGCCGTGTGCGGTCTTGCCCTCGGCCGCCAGCGCGCGGTACAGCACGTTGCGGTGCAGGCCCAGTAGCTTCTTCCCGGATGGGAAAATCTTCACCAGGGGCACGAGCGCCGGCGACAACTCGACCATCTTCACCGCCAGCTCAAACACCACGGCCGCCTGCTCCTTGGACATCGCGCCGCTGACGATCTGGCTATTGAGCACCGCTTCCGGGCCGACCAGGTGCGCGAGCAGGATGGCCGCGATCAACGCGGTCTTGCCGTTCTTCCGGGCGATCGACAGCACGCCGGTGTGCGTGCGCGCCGGGTTGTCGTACACCGCCAAGATCCAACGTTTCTGAAACGGGCGCAGCACCATCGGCAGGCCGATGTGCTTGCCCTCCGGCGTCATGCAGTATTTCTCGATGAAGGCTATGACCTTCTCGCCGCGGGTGCGCAGCGCGGATGCCGGGGCGTGTTTGCGCTTCGTCGACATCAGCGCGCCAGCAGGCCGTCGTCCTCGGCCTCCACCTGGGCGCGGGCCTTGCGCGCGTTCGCCTCGGCCTTGCGGGCGCCGGCCTTGTTGCGCGCATCACCCTCGCCGCCGGGGGTGCGGCCGCCCATTTGCAGGGCGCGCATCAGCGCCAGTTCCTTGCGCGCCAGCTGTTCGCACACCGCCATGCGTGGGTTGGCGATCGGCGTGCCCTTGTCGTTGGTAATCACCCGGCCTTCGACGATAAGCTGGTCCTGCTCCATCTGCTGGTCCGCCAGGCACTCGGCCAGTTGCGCGGCGACGATCAAGTGCAGATCGACCCACTCGTCCCTCGCGCGTGCGCGCACAATAGCGTCGAAGTAAGGCCGCGCGTCTACAGAAATTTGCACGAAATCAGGCGGTTGCAGATCCGGCGCGGCTGCGTTTTTTGCCGCGTTCAGGGCGGCGGCGGCGCTGTCGGAACGGGTGCGTTTAGTTGTCATATGGCAAAGTTTCAGGGGCGCAAGTTGTGTGTTAGCGTTGAGAAAGAGG